AGCGAGGCAGCATGAAATAGTCCCTCAAAAGGGCTTGCAATGTCATGTCGCCATGTCGCATTATTCACCCATCCTGTCATTCCTGCGTGTGTAGGAGTAATCAACAAGAACCCGGCCAATGCGCCGGGTTTTTGCGTAATGGCCTATTGCTTTTTTCGTGTCATTTTGCAAATCTAGAGCCAGCCAAGGGGTGACCCTAGGCTAGGGTAACCAGCCTTACTGGTATTTATCCCCCTGTAGCTTAATTGGATAAAGCGGCTCTCTAACTAAGGGTCAGATTCAGGTTCGAATCCTGACTGGGATGAATTTTCAAGGCCCCGCCACAGTGCGGGGCTTTTTTGTGCCTCCGATTCACTTGGCGGCAGGATAGCCGTCGGGACGACCAGGACGCCGATTAGCCGGACAGTACGGCGTACGGAAATAACACCGGCAGCCCGCGCACCTTGACCTCACTTACTTTCCGGGTGGCGCGAGACTCGAGCGGCGAGATCGATGCAGTAGGGCGTCGACGCCGTGATAGCCTTCGGCAGACAGCGGGAAAGACTGCGCACCTATTCAGGGCCTCTGCACTTGCAGCGGCCCTTTTCGTTTCTGGTTATGCCGCTTCAACCGATACCGAAAGTCGCTTGCCGAGAGCCGCCAATGCGTTTTCCAGCTGGTCCATCTTGGATGTGTGCAGGAAGTCGACCAAACGATCGCCCTGGGCCTGGCGAACATCAAGCAGCCGGCACAGGTCGGCCTTGCGCATACCTCGTTCCATCATGGCGTTCCACAGCGCGATCTTCGCCACGGTCACCGCTGGTAGATGAACGACGTGCTCGCCTTCCTGTGGGGAAGAAGCTGGCGGAATAGCTCGACGCTCGTCCACGTAGATGGAGAGGGCGCTTTCAATCCCGTCCAGGGCCTCACGGATAGCGTGCTCCCTGTCATCCCCATAGCTGTTGAGCTCTGGCAGGTCACGGCAGAACACGGCAACGCCTGGAGCGCTACCGTCCTGTTCGAAGCGGATTGCATAGTCGTACATGGTCACTCCTTGGAGGTGATCGTTCAGCATTCAGATGTGGTGAAGGGGCTCATCAGAGCCCCAGTTGTTTAATGATCGCCTTGCGGGTCGGTTCCGGCATTTCCTTGGATCCGTGGTCCGCGAAGGTTGTCCTGTTGCCGTTTGGGGCGGTGACTTTGAAGTGGCTTCCTTTGCCGGCTTCGAAGGTCACCCCTTGGGCCTTCAACCATCGTCTGAACTCGCTGAACTTCATCACCTCGCCTCGTTGTTTGGATGAGTCCATTCTACAACACTTTTGTGTTAATACAACACTTGTGTGTTATTTATTCTCGGGCAATGCCCAGGCCTACGCAGGCCATTTTCTTCTGGAGTAGCGATGGACCCTACCGACCTCGGCCCAGGCACGGCGACCTGGCTTGGCGGGAGTGCCACCGTCGTGCTGGGCGGCCTCCTGTGGCTGCGCAAGTTCCTGTCTAAGGATGCCGCTGACCGAGCGATGGATAACGCGGACATCGGCACCGTCCGCCGCCTAAATGAACTGCTCGACTCTGAGCGTACCGCCCGAAAGGAAGCTGAAGCCCGCGCCGATCAGTTCGCGAAAGAGCGGAACGACCTAGCAGCGGCTGTCGGCCGCATGGAAGGGAAGATCGAAGCGCTGACCAGCCAAGTTGCCCAGCTTACGGAGCGGGTGACATTGCAGAGCGATGAGATCAACCGCCTACGCACAAAGCTGGGAGGAGTCGTCTGATGGACAGATGCGCAATGGAATTCATCGCTCGCCGCTGGTGGCGCCGGGCTGAGGTCTGGGCAATTGCGATTGTCCTGGTCGGTGGTGGTGCGGTGCTCGGGTATCAGGCCTGCTACTGGTCGCTCGCTGAGAGCCAATCCAGGCAGGTCGAAGACATCCGCAGCGCCTACGCCACAGCCATGGCAGAGCGAGACAAGCACTTAGACGAGCTGACCCGCAAGACCAGCACGGCAGCCGAAAAGGCAACCAAAGCAGCGACGACCGCCACCCAGGCAGCGGACAAGGCTATCGAGGCCGTCGACCGGGTAAGCCAGTAAAGCGCGACACGCGACACGTTTCGCGAATAAGAAAATTGTGTCGCGACAAAAGAGGTGTGCCGCAGGTAAGTTGCGGCACGGATAGATCACTTTACGTGCAGCGCTGCTTGGATCTGGTCTGCGTATCTGCTCAGGTTGTTCAATTCGCCTTCAAGAGCACTGCCGTTGCTTGGGGAGTTCGAAACTTTGGCCTGGATTAATGTGAGTGCAGCTGCAACCGCTGCCTCGCGCTTGACCTCAGCTGAGCTGTCGGTCATGCCATTGTGTCTGCGCAGATTCTTAAAATGTTCGGACATGTTGCGTTCCTTGCTGATGAGTTGAATCTCACAAATACCGGCATTCGGCCACTATTTCAAGCTCAAGGTGATTCATGGAAAGGCCATACCCTCCATCGTCACTGGTTGAACTGGCCGAGCTCTCCGACTTCGGTATCCGCCTGACCCCTGCACCTGAAGTATGGAAATGGCTCCAAGCCGAGATCCTTGCCGACACCGGCAGCATTCACAACGAAGATCACGCCCATCTATTGGATGCAGACATCCAAGTCATGTGGGCCTCGTCGAGCTTCAACAAGCAGGGGCGCACAGTCCTGGGCCAGGCCGAGCAAGTGGCGTTCCGTGCCGGTGGGTGGCAGAAGGCGCGGATGGAGCAACAGATGCGTGATTGGTTCGGCGATGTGCCGGCCTACATCATCACCTTGGCTGCTGACTACTGCGCCCAGTGCAGCGACATCGACTTCTGTGCCCTGGTAGAGCATGAGCTGTACCACATCGCCCAAGCGCGTGATGGGTACGGCCAGCCCAGGTTCACCCAGGAAGGTTTGCCCAAGCTTGAGATGCGTGGACACGACGTGGAAGAGTTCGTCGGGGTGGTCCGTCGGTATGGTGCAAGCCCGGATGTCAAGGTGCTGGTCGACGCTGCAAATAAGCCCGCTGAGGTGGGGAAACTGAATATATCGAGGGCCTGCGGAACCTGTCTGCTCAAGTCGGCCTGACTCCATGACAGGTTTTGACGGATGACAACCATATGGCAGTACTACGAAGTGAGGTCAAAGCCTTCATCGTTCAGGCCCTGGCCTGCTTCGATACGCCATCTCAGGTGGTTGCAGCGGTCAAGACAGAATTCGGGATTGAAATCACCCGCCAGCAGTGTGAATCCCACGACCCGACAAAGTTCGCGGGTCGCGCGCTGGGAGCGAAGTGGGCTGAGTTGTTCCATGCCGCCCGCAAGCGTTTCCGCGAAGAGACCGCGGACATCCCGATCGCCAACCGTGCCTTCCGGCTTCGCACTTTGGGACGCATGGCCGAGAAGGCCGAGAACATGAAGAACATGGCACTGACTGCCCAGTTGTTGGAGCAGGCAGCCAAAGAAGTGGGCGACGTTTACGTGAACCGTCGCCTCGAACCTGAAAAACCTCTGGGCTCACAAGCGGACCAGCAGCACGCCGTTGCCGAGTACACCCTGGAGCCTGACGAGAATGTCCCGACTGCCCCGCACCTTTGACACGCCGGTCAAGTTGACGCCGAAGCAAGCCAACATTTACTGCTGGGGCTTCCAGCCTGAAGCGCGCTTCCGTGACGCGGTGTGTGGTCGGCGGTTCGGCAAGACATTCCTAGGCAAGGCTGAGATGCGCCGAGCAGCTCGTCTGGCTGCTGAGTGGGGTGTGAGCGTCGAGGACGAGATCTGGTACTGCGCTCCGACTTTCAAGCAAGCCAAGCGCGTCTTCTGGCGCCGCCTGAAGCAGGCGATCCCACTTTCCTGGCGCGAATCGCGACCCAACGAAACGGAATGCTCGATTGTGCTTAAGTCTGGGCATGTCATGCGCTGCGTGGGTCTCGACAACTACGATGACCTTCGAGGCTCTGGCCTGTTCTTCGCGTTGGTTGATGAGTGGGCCGACTGCAAATACGCAGCATGGGAAGAAGTCCTCCGCCCGATGCTTTCGACCTGCCAATACACGGTGCCTGGCATTGGCCTGCGCAAAGGCGGTCACGCCCTGCGAATTGGCACGCCGAAAGGCTTCAATCACTGCTATGACACGTTCAAGGACGGTCAGCCTGGCGGTGAGCCTGACCACAAAAGCTGGCAGTACACCTCATTGCAGGGCGGGAATGTCCCGGCTGAAGAGCTGGAAGCCGCCAAGCGTAAGATGGATCCGCGCACATTCCGACAGGAATATGACGCAGGGTTCGAGAGCTATTCAGGCGTCATCTACTACACGTTCAACCGCGAAGAGTGCCGCACAACAGCGCGTATTGAGCCAGGGGAGGCGCTACACATCGGCATGGACTTCAACGTCATGAAGATGGCCGCCGTGGTTTATGCGGTGCGCGATGGGTTGCCGCTGGCTCTCGATGAGTTCCACAAAGTGCGCGACACGCCGGAGATGATCGAGAAGATCCAGGCACGGTTTGTCGGGCACTCCATAACCGTCTATCCGGATGCCAGCGGGCAGAACACCAGCAGCAAGAATGCGAGCGAATCTGATCTCTCGTTACTGCGAAAGGCCGGCTTCACAGTGGTCGTTGACTCGACAAACCCTGGTGTTAAGGACCGTATCAACTCGGTCAACGCCATGTTCCTGAACACTTACGGGGAGCGCCGGCTGAAGGTCAACATCGACCAATGCCCACAGCTCACCATGTGCTTGGAGCGTCAGACATACACCGACAAGGGCGAGCCTGATAAGGACCCGAAAAAGGGTCACGACCACATGAACGACGCCGCAGGCTACTTCATCGCCAAGCGCTACCCGATCAAAGCACGCAACGCCACCAGCGAACCTCTGAGAATGTGAATATGAGTGATGACCCTAGCAAAACGCTGCCTGTCGTAGACGACATGCGGCAGGACTGGGCCATTGTTGACGCTCTAATGGGTGGGACGAGGGCCATGCGAGCGGCAGGGAAGAAGTTCCTGCCGCAGTGGCCGAAGGAAGAGTCCGACGCTTATCAGTCCAGGCTAAACGCCTCGACATTGCTGCCAGCGTTCAGCGAGACCGTGCAGAATATGACCGGGCGCGTATTCGCTGACCCGATCACTCTGACAGAGGACGTGCCTGATCTCATCAAGGAGATGGCTGAGGACTTCGATCTTCAAGGCAACAACCTGCAGGTCTGGGCACAATCTTTCTTCACTGGCGGCCTGTCGCATGGCCTGTTTCACGCCCTGGTTGATTTCCCGCGGGCCCAGGGGCTCAAGACAAAGGCTGACGAGAAGTCCGCCGGAGTCCGCCCTTATGCAGTGATCATAAAGCCTGGCCAAGTGCTTGGCTGGCGGTCCGCCAACAAAGGCGGCCAGCAGGTCCTGACCCAGTTCCGCTACATGGAGTGCGTCGAGGTCGACGATGGTGAGTTCGGCACCAAAAACATCGTTCAGATCCGAGTGTTGGTTCCTGGCGCCTGGGCGACCTACATCGAAGTGGATGACGGCAAGGGGCAGAAGTCATGGCAGAAGAACGCAGAAGGGCTCACAAGCCTGACTGAGATCCCGCTGACCACCTTCTACACCAAGCGCACCGGCTTCATGACCGCGACACCGCCGCTCCTTGAGCTGGCGAACATGAACATCAAGCATTGGCAGTCCCAGAGCGACCAAGACAACATCCTGCACGTTGCCCGCGTCCCTATGCTGGCAGTGATCGGTATCGAGGAAGGCATCGACATCACCGTTGGCGCCGGCTCGGCCACGCGTCTACCGCGCGATGCGGACATGAAGTGGGTAGAGCATACCGGCAAAGCCATTGAGGCGGGCCGGCAGTCGCTGCTGGATTTGGTCGACGATATGCGCCTGGCTGGGGCCAAGCTTCTTCAGAAGGACAAACAATCGGTAAAGACGGCCACCCAGGCCGAGGAAGAGGCCTGTCAGGAGATGAGTCCGCTCCAAACCATGGCAGGTCAGTTCGAGGATGCCCTTGATCAGGTGCTCCAGTTCTTCGCGGACTGGATGAAGTTGCCGGATGGCGGCCATGCCAAGGTCAAAGGTAATTTCGACATCGACTTCGCTCCTGAAACCACGATGCCGTTCCTGCTCAACCTCAACAAGGCCCGGATTCTTTCCGATCAGAGCTTGTTCGAGGAGGTGCAGCGCCGCGGCTTGATCAGCGACGAGCTCGACTGGGAAGGCGAAAAGGCCAAAGTGGCAGCGCAGCCGGAGAAAGCAGCGCCCACGGCTGCCGCGCAACAGTAAACGAACACCGATTTCAGCCCTGGCACCCGCCGGGGCTTTTTTATGGGCGCGATTCCGGATGGATAGCGCCGCAGCGGGCCGGATGGCTCAAC